CTCTGTATTAGATGATACTGATGGGCTTGCAGACCATATAACATCTCCATTAGATGCCAGTTTTGTGGCGATCAAATCCTGCCTAACAGAATCTTCAAATTCACCTAATTGAATGTTTGTTCCGATCTGGATAAAGTTTCCGTTTGAATCAACTGCCGCGTCTATTGGTTGATAGTAATTAAATGGGCTGCTCAACGCTACATTTGTCACCCAGCTACTGAATGAGTTTGCATTAGGAAGAAATTTGATTGATACCGATTCAGTGTAGATGAAGTTCTCTCTAAAACGAATGTCTCCTGTATTGGCATTGCCAGAAGACCCAGTTGAAGATACACTGTTTGCAATCCATGTGCCAAGATCATTGTTCCACATTAGGACCTTGCCGTCGATACCGGCACCAGGACTTACGGTAACATCGACCATACCTGACAGGGTAGAAACGCCAGGCGCAGCAACGAACTTACCAGTTGCGTCGTCATAGACCAGAGAATAACCGTTGATACCAGGACCAGGTGTAACATTTACGTCGCGCAATGTGCTGAAGAAAACATCAGGGCTAACAGAGTTGGCGATCCACTTGCCTTCAGCATCACTCCACATTAGATACTTACCGTCAATGGAAGGACCGTCAACAACGGACACATCCATCAGGTTGTAAAGGTTTAGTGTGGACACCGTGTTTGAAAGGACATTGACGCGGCCGTTGACATAGCCAATGGCTGTATAGTTATTGTCTGTCTGCACATTCAGTGTGGTGATTAGCGCAGACAAGTCTATTATGGACTGAGTTGTGTTATTGGCCAGGTTATTGGTGTTAGCGTAGATGCCTTGAAACACATCGTTGTAATCATTCTTGAGTTCCTCGATGACCAAGAATGTGTGGGCATTCATAACCTCGACATTACTCGTTAGGTTGGCAACCACATTAGATGTGTTTGCCAATTCCGCAAAGGCTTCAGTGAAGTCGCCATTGAGCTTGATAAACGCATTGCGGAGCGGATCACCCGTTCCGTCATTGGCATATATACCTACATTTACTTTATCTTGTGACATTGACGCGCCTTATCTAGTTGTTAGCGGTGTTAGCGTTTATCTCTTGTGCTTCAAGAACCTGGATATCATAACCATAGTCCTCGTTTGGCATTACATCGAACGGATTCGGTTGAATCCTGATCTGAGCCAGCTTAAGAGGTGGCACCGAAAAGTTCTCGATGGTTGCATGACCATTGGTTGATACCGCATGTATCACCTGTCCTGCAACAAACTGTCCTTGTGTGGCTCCTAGAACCAGACGACCATTGGCTTCATCAACGCCTCGCCCGTTATACATCAGCACTATACCATAGGCATTGGCTGTGTTATAGGAGTCACCTTGGAAAACGTAGTCATCAACCTTGAACACACCATTTGAGTTGATCGTGTTCAACTGTGTTATGTATCCTGTATTTAGAGCTTCGTCGTTATGAACATTGACATACACGGAACGAATGATTTTTGGATGCTGAATAGGACCGTAGTAATCCATCTTCATGGTGAAGTTCAAAGTCCAATAGACATACCTTACCGAGTCGAAGTTTCCCTCATACTCAATCTCATTTGAGATACCATCCAGGATAACAGGAATATCCTTTAGGGCCCCCAGGTCAGGAATCATCTTGGCTGTGACCGTGAAGTCTGGGTTAAAGAACGGTAGGATTTGCTCTACAATGTGTGTGCCGTCATCGATGTGTCTGGCATAGACATTCAATGCGAACTTGATATCGTATGGAACGCCCATATAGGTGGCCACAACTGAGTTGGCTGTGTTTGGACGGGCCGAGAATAGCTTCGAGTTCTGCTTACGATTGGCATCATAGGAGATACCTGTAATCTCGAAACTCATTCTTGGCAGGACAATACCAAGCTGCTTCTGTAGGTCTGGATCGGATAGGATGCGGGTTACCATCTTCTCCTTTGGAGCGTAGATGATAGGCACCAGAAAACGCTGAACCTCGGCACCATCCTGGTTCTCGCGGCGAACAATATGAATGTCGTCAAACAGTCTGCCGAATAGGGCAACTGCTTTCCTAGTAAGATGGTGATAGAACTCGGGATTACCTAGCATTTATGGCGTTCCAAACGGATTGGTTTCGGTGAAGTCAAGGATCGTGTTAGCTGCATCCTGAACCACCTGGTTATCGTATTCGTCATAGTAGATGTTGTCTTCTTTAGGATTGTATGCAGACAGCGCATAAGAAGCGTTCGACGTTGTTCCAATGACATTGACACCCAATGCGAACTCGCCCTTGATATTGATAACTGTAATAGTCTTATTTGGTCTATCCCAACTGGTGACCTCTGCATACGCTGTGTTTGCACCCTGATAGACATACTCACCATGCATGTAGTCCTTACCGTTACCGGTGCCTAGACCAAGCTTCAATGTGTAGCTGTTCTGATCGGCCACTTCATCAATCTCGTCAATGCCGGTATCAATAGGCTCCTCGGCTGCACGGAACTGCTCACAACGCAACTCATAGACGAATGGGTTCTTTGATCCGCCTTGGTGGAAGTTATAGGCCGCTTCGTGTTCAACGAACTTGATTTCTACCAGCTGCCTAAACACCGGCACATACAAAAGGTCTCCCTCTTGTGGCCTGGTCCTAATGGTTGAAGGAACGATCTTGCGGAATGTCCTGGCTGAAATGACATAGTTCGAGGAGTCTTTAATGTCTAGACCGAACTTGGTGAAGAAGTCTCCCTGCCCATCAAACCCCTCTACATTGAGGATGATTGCCTCGATCAGGTATGCCTTCTTGAAGATGGAGTTAATCATTTCACCGAATAACAGGTCTGGATCGTCCACACTCTCACGGGGGATGAAGTAGCAGTTATGACCCATGATCTGAATCGATTCCGTCATAACGGATTCAACCAGGTTGTACTCGTTGCTTATTCTATTCTTATCGGGCCAGTTGCCGCTGAAGTATGGTGAGGTTGCCATAGATTAGCCTACCAGGAATGTTGGTGGAGCTTCATATGTGTCCCTGATGTTCTGTTCTATAAGCGCAATCTCGTTTACGGCCTCTGCGAAAAGCTCACCACCACGCAGGACCACACCACCTGGTAAGGTAATCTTATCGAACTTGCCCATGTTGGCGCCCCACTGTTTCTTGATGTATGCCGTTGTAAGCTTCTTGAGCATACGATCATTCCAGACTGCTGTATAAGTGGTAGGATCGGTAATGATGTATCCTTCAACCACGATCCATTCACCGGCATGAATGTCGGCCTTCCAGTCCCAGTGGATATACAAACGATTAGTGATACGATTGAAACTGACTGGCGTTTCACCCGAGAACATCATGTCCAGTGTTCTAAGGTGCTGCATTGTTAGACCATAGTTCACATAGGAGGTTGAGGACAGGTCCCATAGGTCATTCAAACGCAACTGATAACGAAGGTCGAACATACCCATGGCCATTGCAGTTCCACCCACAGGAAAGATACGGGTGGCACCAATGACGCTCTGGCTCATGGTGATGTAACCGTTGGACTTGTCTTCCTCGGTGACCTGATACTTCAGATAGGTGCGTTCTGTTCCATTGAAGTGAAACTCATTCCAATACTCAAAGGCCAACTCAACGGCATCATTCACCTGTTCGTCATCCACATTGATCTGGATAACAGGTGATCCTAGCTGTCTAAGACAGAAGTCCTTGAGTTCTTCTTTATTGGATGGCTGGTTAAGTGACATTGGATTCTTCTTCTTGTTTCGACCTATTTAGGTGATGTATTATAGTTTCGACGCCGCGATGAAGAAATCATCTATTTGAGTAGAGGACCATCCAAGTGTAGCGCCGACGACTTCTGTCAATGGGTGGTTGCGATCAAAAACGGTTGCGCCGGCAAGCAGCATCTTTGCACCAAACTGCTGCGCAGGGTCTTCAATGTTGTCCACAATCGTCTGCAATACTGCCGGTATAGTTCCTGTTGCAACCGCAGCAATCGCTTCGTCGGTTGTTAGTAAGCCGACTATAGCCGCCTGTTGAAAGAACTGACGATCTGAAATAGTTTGCGGTACCATTACAGGAAGCATCTGCTGAGCAGGGTTTACAATTCCTCCATTATCTACCCAATCAAGATAATCTGCCCATTCGGTTTCGTGTTCTGGGCCTATGATAAGACCGTCCCAGTCTTGAATAACTGCATTTGTGTCTAAACGCGCGGTGTATGTTCTTTCCGTCATTACTTTAGTCCGTAGATTCTAATGGTGCCACTGGTGATGTTACCAGAAGTGAACAAGAACTGAAATCCTGTAACCGCTGCTGTACTTGGATAGTATCCTGAGACAACAATTGGAACAACAACAGAACTACCATTGTTTTTGGCTGAAAGAGTTCCATAGAAATGTTTATAGCTAGCTGTCAGTGATGTTCCCGAAACACGTATAGAGCCATTCAAACCACCATCGGCAGCTGTGTTCAACACTCCTCCGGTCCAGGACAGTCCAATATAGGTCAGATTGTTATACCAAAAGTAGTTGGACGGAATTATACCAGATGAGTAGTAAGACGCGCCGCTCTGATATGCACCCGAAATGTATGGCCTGAGCGCGGCGAGGGCGCCATTTGTCGCTGGAAGAATGTTGAGGAACTCAATCTCATAGGATGTGTATCCTTGATTGAGTATATTTGTATCGCTTAGTGATGCAGAGTTGTTTGCCGTCCACTCGGCAATTAGTTTGCGGATTCCTGAGACATTTTCATGTAAAATTTGTGTTGCGGCACTGTTGGCCCCAGCGGAAACATCCAGATAGAATCCTCTGAATCCGCCACCATTTTCAAAGATTCGCAGTTGATTGTTATAACTGTCAAATGCAATATCACCAGCAAGAGTTGTTCCAGAAGTTGGAATCTGTAGTCGAAGTTCCCCACCTTCGGTTGTTGATTGTCGACCAACAGTAACACATGATCCTGAGTTATCTATGAGCATTCGTAATACAGAGTTTGTGTAAAACTCTATGTTACCGGCTTCAGATGCTGAAATTTGTAATGCGCTAGTTCCTCGATGAACGATCTGAGAGACCGAGTTTGGTCCCGAATTTTGACGAATGATGCGCAGACCAAAATCGGTGTAAGTGTCATCGCCGTGGAAGTCGATGTAGGCGTATCGATTGCCGGTACCAGTAGCATTGATTTCTATGATGCCGCTGGAATCAATAGTCGTTCCACCTAGTCTTGTTGCACCTTGAACATCCAAGGAGTATCCAATGTAAGAAGATGTTCCTATACCAACATTTCCTGTTGGAAAGAAAAGATTGCCAGCAAATGATACACCTGCGGTATTAGAGAGCTTGGTATTAGCCCATGTATTGGCCGCCGCTCCTACTGCAGTCGCATAAGTGTTTCCTGCGGTACCGACCGCAGTAGCATAAATGTTTCCTGATGTGCCGACTGTATTAGCCCAGTTGTTTGAGTATCCGTCTCTTGTAACTGACGCGCTGTTTGCAGCAGTTCCTACAGCGTTAGTATAAGACTGAGAATACCCCTGAGTCGTGTTAGCCCATCCATTGGCAGCATTAGCGGCGCCAAATGCTGCCGTCAAACGAATGGTTTCATTGTTCGCGGCCGCTGATCCTGCGGTGTAGACCCATCCTCCTACGCCTGTATCATAGGTGTATCCGTTTAACGATTGGCCATCTACCGGCGAGTTGGGAAAGTCTAGGTCTGCCATATTAGAATACTAGAGCCCTTGATACTAGGTTACCAGTGCATTGCATTACATACAAGAAGTCATAGGCACCAGTCGGATCGCTTACGAGTTCCATAAAGTTACCGATATGGACAGCGTTCTGCACCCAAGTAGTTGTGAAAGCGCCTGACACTGTATTGTTAGCAATGTCATATGCAAACACACGCACAGGACTGGTCAGTGCCGATCTTGAAATGTAGATGGTGTTATTACCATCATATGCATAGGAAGAACCAGTGGTCAGAGTATCTGCCTGAGGAGATACGAAGTAACCAAATGTCCATCTATCCTCTGCGATATTATAGATATCAAGTGTATTTGATGCACCACCTCTAGGATAGTAGATAAACCTTGCTCTGGTGTTAGCATCAGATGCACCCCAGTTCCAAATCATAGAGATACCAGTGCTTCTTGCGGGAATAGCAAGAACTGCATACGGCGAGGTCGCGTCAGGTGCCGTGATAGCGCCTGTGGTTAGGGTGTTACCAGTTGATGATGCAATAGTCGCTTCTTGTCCAACACCAGTACCACCTGTGATACGAACGCGCTTACCTGCAAAGAGGTTTGTAACCCAGTTCTTCTGGTTATCAACAATGGTGCTAGCTGAACCAGAGGTAGCAATACCCCAAGAGTCCGCAATCTCATACTTGGTGTTAGTTGCAGGAGAGAAGGACTGGGCCAGGTAGTTCAACGCATTGGGAGTGTTCGTTACAATCTGTATTCTACCATTTGAGTTAGCGGCATATCCTTGTCCAGCTTCAATTCTGAACCAGGCGTTTGCCCACTGATTAGGAATCCAGTTCTTGGTATTATCAATCAACTGAGTCGTGTTACCACCGGTTGCCCAACCTGAGTTCTTCTTATCAGTTTCTTTTCTGGTTTCATCGACACCAAAGACCTTAGAGTCGTAGATGACATACTTAGAGGTGCCGTTAGCACCAGCGACGATTGTTGCGACGTTCAACTGCTTTGGACCATTACCGGTAATCCAACGAATCTGTGAAGTTGGAGCAGTACCAGCCACCATCAGATGAACAAGTCGTCCAATGTGTTCGTTAGGAATCCAGTTAGCAGTTGAGTCAACAATAGTCGTCGTGGTCTGAATGGTCGATGCAGCCATTGATGCAACAGCAGTTGTAGCCACACAGAAGGTGGTTAGAGAAGGAACGCCCAGAATGGTATGTGTGGCGTTCCAGGCAGCTTCAGTACATCCAGAGAATACAACGGACTCACCCGCAGCAAAGAAATGGTTGGTTGAAGTCGTAATAAGGGCCGCCGCTCCAACCGAGGTGATTTCAATGGTACAACCTGTGCCGGTACCACCAGAGGTTGCCTTACCTGTACCGGTAGTAAATCCTGTTGTCGTACCAACGTGAACAAGTTCAATTTGGGTGACTACGCCGCCGGGATTGATAGCCTTGACACGAACCTGGGCGCCAGTACCACCAACAGAACAGGTGAGAACGTCACCAATGACATAATTGGCGCCACCCACGGTTGGAACAGTATTAACTGCAGTTACAC